TATCGCATCAATGCTCAGAAGTCGCAATCCTCATCATACTTCGCTTCGGGCGTGAAGTCCCAGCCCTTCTCCTTGTAGAGCATCTCCAGCATGTGAAGCTCTTGAGGCGAGTTGCGAAGTGGGAGCTTCAACCCTTGAACGACATCTCTCTGTGGTGTCTTCGTCTTGCACGCGAGGATCATCTTGGCTGCCATCTTCTCGAAGTTGAGGAACTTCGGTGGTCTCCCGTCACACGTGTAGGCATGGGAAGTGAACTCCACCCCCTTGCTGACCTCCGTGTGGCCTTGGATTTTCACCTCAGCTCCCAAGCTCCGCATGCGCAGCTCATCCACGTTCTCTCCCGCGAACATCATGTCATCCCCCAGTGATACGCACATGATGCCCACTGGCCTGTCCTCGCTCTCAGTGGCGACTCTGAAGCGCAGGTTGCCGGTCAACGTATCCGTGACGGAGGTCGAGACTGATCCAGATCCAACGATTCCAAACCGGTTGACTTGAACCAGGTCCTCTCCGATCCGCACGATGTGAGCCGATGACAACAATGCCTGTGCCGTGATCGCCTTTGCGTAGGCCTCCAAGAATGCCGTTGGGTTTGTGCATTGCATTCCGCCGGGCGCGATGTGTCTGGCAGTGACTAACCGGACCATGGCTTCTGCGATGAACATGCTTCTGGTCACCGACATATCGTAGCCTTTGGTATCCTGGAAGCCGACTTTGTGGTCAGGTGCATGGGCCGCTAGTGTCTGAATGACCGCCTCGGTGCGAGCGTACCCGGTATCATCGTGTCCCGTTCCCACGAGGGCCCCTAGGATCCCCATAGGATCATCGCGACCGATGGAAGCCGGATACCGCTGGTACCTCGTGATCAGGGCCTTATTAAGTTCATCGTGCAGGCACCTCTGCACTATTTCAGCCCGGAATCCCTGATCCCAAATTAACCGCCACCTTCCGGTGGCGGCCTTGCCAGTGTCATGGGGTTCCGCCTTGACAAAGACCTCTTCGGGCTCAAGCAAGCCGAGCCGGAAGAGATCCTTGGGTGTCATCTTCGAGAGCCAGCCTGTGGAGTGCACGCACATCAGCACAAGCGTCGTGATGCAGTCATCAATGAACTGTGGGTTGTCTCGAAGGTCCTTCTTCTGTTGGACCGTGCCATTCCCTGAATAGGCAGTCGAGGTCCATGCGGCGGATGCTTGATAGTTGGAGCAGGCGAGTGCCGTGATGACCTGAAGCTTGAAGGACATGGCCGTCTTGCGCATCTCAAATGGTGCCTCTGCAGCCGTTTCCAGGATGCA